ATTTCTTTCAGAGTGGCATTTGGATTTGAATCCAAGAACCGTTGTATTTTTAACTTTCTTTTAGCAATTCGTTTTCTTTTAGCCATGTTACTCCCCTACGACTGCATCCAACGAACGCTTGTCCGCCTTCGCAGTCACGTTGATTACTAAGATATAGTTACCGTTATTTTGTCTTTTGTAAGACAGAGCGATCAGATCCCCAATCTGCGCTTGTTTTTTGATACCAGACACACTCACTCGTCTATCTGACCTGTTGACGGTTCGATAAAGATTGACGCGACAAGGCGTCCCATCTTCGTATTCACCTTCGATGCTGATCTTTTGGCCGGCGGACATTTGTTCCATGTCGTGACCTAAAAGCAGTGCAAGTTTCCTGACACTGGCGTTGGCATCGATAATTGACTTATCGAGCATGGTTTTGGTTAAGCGGATTTGGCCGACGTCGGGGGACAGGCTTTCAATGATTGCTGTTTCTTTGTTAGTCATCGTTACTTTCCTCTTCGACTGTAAAAACGACGCACAAATGGAATCCATCCCAATCCGATTCATACCAATCATTGCCCGTTTGTTTTGCAAACTTCATTAACGCTTCTATTAATTCCTGCCGTTGCAAGCCTTTTTTTAATTTAATCATCTTCAAACTCCCATAGTTTTAGTGAACCGTGAGCCTAGCACCAGTATGCGATAATTGCAACTATTATTTATTTTCTCGTTTCTGATCTTCTCGGCCTAACTGATAGGCATCTTTCAACATGACGACAAACTGATAGTTAGCGGATGAATGTTCCAAAATTTCCACTGGACAACTTGCAGGGTGATCTCGTTGATAATCTGCGGCATCCTTCCGTCTCAAGAAGTACCGTGATTCGTGATCCGCCGGATTTTTCACGCGATAGATGTTAGGCATCGCGGTTCATCCGCCACAATTTTTTGCCAATCCAAACAACGAAAGTTATTTGAGCGATAACCAAAATCCATCCAGTGATGGCCATGATTAGGTAGTAGGTCGATGACTCAAAGATGGTCGGTTCGATCATCGTCGATCTCCTTGTCGTTGATGTCTGTGCGAAAGTGTCGATTGATGTCATCCCACAACCACGAATCTTCTTTGACTTCACGAAAGCAAGGATCCGGTCTTTCTTCTATTTTTAAAATTGTTACAAAGCCCTCGTCGTCCTTTTCGTAGGTGACCTCGTAGTCTTGTTGAAGCTCATTTTCATAATTAACGTGTTCAACGACGCGAGTAAAACTGCCCTTAAACGTCTTCATTCAAATCCTCCACCACAACTTTCATTTCACACCAATCGAAACGCGGCTGATGTTCCGTGATAAAGGTATGACACATCTGGGTAATTTGGTCGATCATTTGCTGATCGTCGGCTCGACAAGTCAAAAACCCGTTACCGGCGCGTCGTTCATCAAATTGATTTAAACAAGTGTAAAGATCAGGCGAATATCCGGCGGTTTGAATAATATTGATCTGAACCCATCGAGGCTGATCGTTGGTCAACGCCACGATAGCCCGCTCTGACTGTTCTTGGATTTCTAAGATCTGTTGGCTAAGACGTTCGACTTCCGCAGCCTTTTTGCTCAGTTGATCTTGTAGACGTTGAAAAGAAGCGGACTGCTGATTGTGCAGTATCGCCAAAGCCATGAGTTGATTCTGTAATAGTTCGTGCATCATGTTTTCTCCCGTATGTAACACTTGTCAATTTATGCGATAAAAACAAACATGTCAACACTCAGACGAAAAAAAGCCCCGAGGCTGATAGGGACAACCTCGAGGCTTCTGCGTCAACTACGGGAATATTTGACTAGGCTTATTATGAATCTTTATTAGATTTTGTCAACATCTTTTTGCGCTCGTCTTTTCTGGCAATATCTGCAACCAGTTTTGCAAATTCCGATAGTTCACTATGATTAGCCAAAAACCCACGTCCACCAATAGTTTCAAGCTCTGGGATGATCTTAATCCCCGCCTGTTCCGCCAGTTGATAGATCAGGTTTTTGTTCGACATCTACAATCGTCATGTGACAAGTCATACAGTAACGACGGAGCCCATCGTTATCTTTAATAAACGATAAAGCAGTGTCGCACCGTGGGCAACGGTTCGCGGCCAATCGCTTGTCGATTTCGTCTTCAGTTGTTTCGTCGAAGGGCTGTGGATTCAGATTTAAGTCTTCTTCACTACTCATACACACTTTGTCTACGCCGATTATCTTTTTTCGGATTATACGGTTTTTTGTTTATCTTACTATCTACCGGTTCGGCGTCGTTTCCCTTGATCGTGTGCGTAGTTTTTAGGGAGCTAACTGGCGTTTTCTCGTTGTAACTTTCATAGATCACGCGCAGTTGTCCAGAGATCGTGCGTCCTTCTTCTTTCGCAGTCGCTTTGATATCTTCGTAGATTTCTCGCGGTACGAGAATCGATTTCCATTTTGACGTGTCCATAGCCGATCTCCCCTCAGTTCTATCTGCGAGTATATGCGATAGTATAGGAGTTTACAAGAAAAAGGCCGTCTCCCCTCAATTCGCAACAGAAGACGGCCTACCTATTCCGAAAATTACACCTTTAAAATTACAGAGCCTCAGTTTTGACTAACAATAATTGTGATACTAGATCTTCGACGAGGACAATTATTGTAAGCATTTCCGGCCGTTCACAGGCGGTTATCCCTGTGTCAATGGAGTGTGCTGTGCCTTATCTACAGCACGTGGCTCTAACCTCAATGAAAAGTAAACCATTGCTATGCGATAATCGCAACCTATACTTTAGTCTAATAAAAAAGCCGCCCGAAGGCGGCCACATAAGGGAGTCAACATGAAAGATAAGGCGGCCGCTTACTCCGCCTCACCCCAACTCGCGCCGATTTCGACATCGCACTTGTTGGGTACTTCTAACGGTACCGCATCTTCCATGATCTTTGCAAATGTTAGAGCCTGTTCGCGATCCGTGACCGACATAGCAATCTCATCGTGTATTTGCACGAGCGGTAAGTGTCCTGCCTTGTACAGGTTGACCATCGCTTGCTTGGTCATGTCCGCGGCCGACGCTTGGATCAACCTGTTCAACGCTTTATAGGTGTAAGCCCGTTTCAGTCGGGTTGTCTCACCGTACTCTTTCACCGCATCGCGATAAGGCAACGCCTTATTCATGGCGAAACTATCTGGCTCCCACAAATCAAACCGACACTTACGGCCGAGTATCGAGCGCACCGAGCCTGACGCTTCCTTATCGTTCAGTCGATTCATCACACCCGTCATCAATCCTTTCACAAAAGGTACGCGGTCGTGGTATTGGCTTATGAGTTTCTTAGCCTCTTCTAACGGTATGTCCAGTTGGTCAGATAACTTGTTGACGCCCATACCATACATCATGCCGAGGTTTATGGTTTTGGCTTGCTTACGGCCAATGTCTGCCATCTCCGCTACCATTGTATGGAAGTCAGTGTTCGGATCTTCGTTGTACTTTCTTACAAAGTCCCGCGCACCTTGTAGTGGGATCCCACGGGATTTGCCGTAGACGTGCGCGTAATGCACCAGGATCCGTGGTTCCTGTTGCGAGAAATCTATTGCTGCCCACTGCTCGCCTTCTTCTGGCAGGAACAAACTGCGGATCATCGGCCCCAGTTCTGGGTCGCGAGCCGGTATCTGTTGCAGATTAGGATTGTTCATTGATAGCCGGCCGGACACCGTGCCACCCGAGTCAGATCGATTTTGGTTGATGTGACCATGAATCCTGCCGTCGTTGTTGCAATATTTTAAAATGTTATTGATAAACGTGCCGGAGGTTTTGTTCAGGTTCCGCGCATCAACGATCATTCTGGCAAAGGGGTGTTCATGTTCTGCCAGAAACGTCTTCGTGAAGCTAGGCGAGCCTTTCTCTGTTTGAGAATACGGAATGCCGATTTTGTCGAACGCTTTTGCAAGACTTTGTGCCGCCCAGATTTCAACATCGAAACCGGCCTCCTTTTTTATATTTTTTAAAATTACTTTTTCACGCTTCAGTAATTCATTCCGAGTGCGCTCTGCTCGATCCAGATCCACACGCACACCGCGGTAGGTCATGTCGATCAGACAGGGCAGAAGATCCAATTCAAGGTTGACTATATCAGTCAGACCTTGCTTGCCCACTTCAACACTCATGTAATTATAAAGCTCCAAAGCTAACTGCGCGTCTACTTCAGCGTAAGGACCGACGTACATGGCTGGCATCTTCCAAAGCTCTGCCTTTGGGTCGAGGCCGAAGGTACGCGCTGCTTCAACCAAGTCTTTTTCAGATTTAGTTTTGCCCAAGAGATCGAACGAGAGTGCGTTAAGACTGTAACTGAATCTGTTTTCATCCAGTAAACTGGCAATCAACATGGTATCGATCAACCGTCCTTTCAGTTCGAAGCCTTCACGCTTAATCCAACCGGCATCGTACTGCGCGTTATGCATAATCTTATCGCACGGTAGCTCAAAAACTTTCTTCAGCCATTTGCTTATAATTCTTTTATCTAAATTACCCCCGCCCTTATGCCCTACGGGTATATAGCCAGACCAATCAGAGGTAGCAACGGCATAACCAACAACTTCACCATTGCCGGTGGCCCAACCCGGCCCCCGTGTTTTCAAATCAGGGTCGCGTGTTTCGACATCAATAGCGATTTGTTTAGCACCAGACAAGTCCGGTAACTCTGCCGGTGGCACCCATTCGGTCTTCGGCGTAAACATCGCCATTTGTAAGCTCACGATTGTTCTCCGGTGATTTCTCCGCCTAAAGCAGCATACCCTGCAATATCTACCCACGAATCTTCATGTTCTGGTGTTTTCATCAGTCGAGACATCTTCACCGCGATCATACAAAGAATGACCTCATCAATATCAATATCTACACCTAGAATCGTTGACCATAGATCAGCAATCCGTTGGTGATTGGTGCGTGGTTCTCCGTAAACCTCATCTCGCCCTGCCGTAATTAAGTCAGCCGCTTTTTCAAGTATCTCGTCTCGTGTCATAGCTCATAGCTCCTTGATACATCTTCGGGTTCAACAATAAACAAATTTTCTTTGGTTCTAGTCACGCCCACATAAAATACGCGGTGTAAATCATCTGGGTTATCTCGTGCGGCTTTTTCTGCGGCCGGCGACAAATCGGTAAAGAGCACCACGTTATCGGCCTCGCCACCTTTTGACCCGTGGATCGTGGACACCGTAATACGGGGCTCGCCGTTGAACTTCTCTCCACGTCGCAAGAGCGCGATGATGTAAGCCCGATCCTGTTCCGGCAGCTTGTCCATCGCGACGTGCCAGATCATCTCTCTATCTGCGAGTAGCCCGTGGTCGGCGATCAAGGTATCTAGGTCAACTAAGTCCTCATCACCGAGCGCAGGCAATTTCTTATAACCACGAGTGATCCGCTCTTTCAGGCTCATAAACGAGTAGATGTTACGCGCCGTCTTGCCACTAATTTCTTTGTTTTTACGCAGGGATTCCCAACCATTGACCGCATCAGAGATTTTTTCAGCAATAGAACGATGTCCGCGGTAGTTAAACAGATAGCCACTGGATCTCAGATCGTGGGCGATGGGCGTCAGATGGTAACCAGATTGAGCAAGTACAAGCCAAGAGCCTTCGCTCATATTAAGGGAGTCCAGGGAATTAATCCGTTTGACTGATCCGCTGTCCGTGCGAGGTGTGTACTGTTTCGGAAACCGGTTGCTAATCCGCCGGCTAATGTTTTCTGCTACCTCATGCACCTGTGCCGGTATACGAAAAGAGGTTTGCAATGTTTCTGATCCACCGTCCAGATTGATAAAATGCTCAACGTCCGCACCTGCCCAACGATAGATAGCTTGATCGTCATCCCCCGCGCAGTACATCTTGTCGGACATGTCATCCAGAATGTGTGCGATGTCCCACTGCAAAGGCGACAAGTCCTGTGCTTCATCAAGAAAGGTCAACTTGAACCGATACTTAAACGATTGTGCCTTCTTGGAAAAAAGCTCCAGCATGTCTGTAAAATCGAACAGCTTGTATAGTTTTTTATATTTTGTCAGCGATTCACTAACATAGTGCACCGTGTTCCATACCTCATCAATTTCGCTCTGATTGTATTGTTCGCGTAGCGGTATTTTTTTCAGTCGGGCCAGATCAATGATACTTAGGATAGGATCGTTAGCCTTGTTAAGATCAAGAAAGTCATCACTGCCGAGGTTGTTAGCCATCAAGGTAACGCCAATCGCATGGCTTAATTCTTTGTAATGCTCTTTCTGCATAATCTGCTCGGTGCGAATATCCGTTAGGTGCAACGCCAAACTATGTAAAGTTCTGAAGTAAATCAAATCTT